TTCAAATGCTCGCAGATTATTTTGGTATTAATAAGTCTGACTTAATAGACAGCGGACATTCTTCATTGGTACTTACCCCTATTGAAGAAGCTTTGATCAGGGCTTTTCGTATGTGCACTCACGAACGTCAAGATATAATCCTTGAATTACTGGGTTTAAAAAAGGGTACAGAAATTTCGGAATTGTCAAATAATGTAGGTTGATTTGTGAGGTTTACTATGGATATTAATTGGGGGCAGATAATTATCTCTTACTTGTTTACGCTTTATATATATGTTGTCCCAGCAATTATCATCAGGTTTGTTGTTGTTAGATCTTCATTTGAGCACAAAAGGGCATTCACTTCGTCTATCATTATTGGCATTTATTCGTATATTATCATGTGTATTATTCTAATATCGTCCACCGGTGATGTACCAAAGTTGTATCTTGCATCTCTATATGGTTTAGTGGACTACATAATACTTGTTATGAATCGCAAGCTATTGCGTGAACTTCTTCATAAATCAGATGTTGAAGCTCGAAAGCCCCAGTCTCAAAGGTTTCGTGTTACCGATTTGTCATACGAATTCATGCGTCTAATTGAATCGGAGGATAATGAAGACATTGCTTTCGGTTATAAAAGGGGGCTCGATCTTTTGTATAGTGCAGAAAACGGTTCCTTTATCGAAGTACTTCGCCAGGATATGACATTAAACGACATGGTAAACAGTATATCTATGACTGCTTCACTCGCAGATCTTGATGAGATCGCCAATCATCCAGATTCGGATTTTTCAAAATCCGCGGATTATGTAGTTGAAGCAAATAACTATCTGTATTTCAGTAATTTGGTTGCAAATAATAACGCGATGAACAAAGACACTTTGAATTCATATAACGCTAAATACAATGCGTTTTTGGATATCATCGAAGGAGTTAATCGATGAAAGCCACAAAACTAAAATCCGGGAACTATCATGTCCTGGTCTACTGCGGAAAAGATTCTTCTGGCAAAGAGATTCGGAAGTCTTTCACCGGTCCCGATAAGGCAAAAGTCTTGGCTGATGCAGCTGCCTGGAAGAGTGATCATAGAGTTGTTTCCGGATCTTCTACATCCTTCTCGGATGCTATGGATTCATTCTTCCGGATCCGGCAGACTTCTCTCAGCCCTTCCACCATGCGCGGATACAAAGCTATCGAGACTGTTCTCCGGCAGGATCATCCTGCATTTTGCAATTCGAACTGTTATAACATTTCTGCAGAAGATCTGCAGCGCTTGATTGACGCCTGGATCCGGAGCGGATCCTCGCCTAAGACTGCCAAGAATAGGATCGGATTTATCACTGCGGTCCTTGGGCAGAAGGGAATACGCTGCCCTGTGGTCCGTCTTCCGCAGGTCCCTGTACCGGATCTTAATGTTCCGGACAGTGATATTGTCAGGCAGACTCTGCAGGCCGCGAAGGATTACAGCCTTGAAATGTGGATCTGCGTCATGCTTGCGGCCACAGGTCCTCTCCGGCGCGGAGAGATTGCAGCACTTACCATGGATGATATCGACTTTGATAATAACGTTGTCCATGTACATCACAGCATGGTATTCGGGACCGATTGTAAATGGCATGTTAAGGTCCCTAAAACTAAGTCCTCTGACAGGTACATAGTCATGCCAAAGGCAGTGATAGACGCCATCAAACAGCAAGGATATGTCACGCACTGGGATCCCTGCAGCATGTATAGGAGATTCGGCCGCATGCTTAAAAGAAACGGCATAAAGGCTTACCGGTTTCACGATCTGCGTCACTTCTGCGTGTCGGAGCTCCTGGGCGCTGGTGTGGAAGATATATTCATCACAGAACGGACCGGCCATTCATCCCTGGGAACTATGGAGCGATACAAGCACATTCTGAGTAACCGTCGCGCGGAGGTTAATAAGCGGATTATGGCAGACTTCAATTCATTTTCGTAAACGAAATCGTAAACATAATTCAATTCATTCAGTGTTTATGCGGCTTTTGCAAGTTGTAATATGGGTTCAAGTCCCACAGACCGCATGATACAGAAAACCCTTGATTTACCGCAAATGCAGTAAAATCAAGGGTTTTCGCGTTCTATGTGTGTAGAATTGATTCCCTATTTAGGAACGATTTTATGCGGTTTTGGAGGCATTTCGTAAACGAAATCGTAAACGCCGTTACATGTCTTCAAGCTTGGAAATAAGCCGCTTTATCTCCTGTTTGGTTCTCTCATCTCTGGCGCCTTCAGCAAGGTTTTCCAGCTCCTCGACCATGTTATCACCACGATCATATGAATTTCTGGAGAATCTTCCCATGCTGTCACGGCGCTCGCTCATGCCCCGGTCATAACTTCCACCGCGGTCATAATTGCCACCACGATCATAGCTTCCGCCTCTGGCATAGCTTCCGCCATTTTCTGAATAGCCGCCATCCATCATTGCCATTGTGGTCTTGATGGACTTCATCATGTGTGTCAATTTGTCGAGATAATCCACATCGTTCTGGGAAACGTGTCCCTGTGCAGCCTTGATATTCTTGTTGGCTTCTTTGATTTTCTTTCCTGCCAGCTCGCAGAGCTGCTCAAGATCTTCATAAATATCTGTCATGTTTTCCTCCTATGCAACTCTGTTAATCGTCAAGCTGCCATCTACTACATTGATAAGTGGAGTAGGCGTTACCGTGGGATCGTTTACTACACCACTTACATATTCCACGGCCACCGTAAAGCAGCAGCCCTTGGGAACGTCTACTGTCGCTCTGCTGGTTACATTGCCATATTCATCGACTGCTGCCGGTGTGACAATGCTCCTGCTGCCATCCCTGGCTTCTCCGGAGACAACAATGGCTGTTGCCACCGGAGTTACAGCTCCGCCTTCCGGGATCGACAGATTCCCAGTAAATTCAATGCTATATCTGGCAAAGCATGCCGTAGGATTATTAACGATGCCGCGCAGAACAAAAATTCCTGTACCACTCTGGTGGAAAACGTACCCACGATTGCAAGGAATAGAATCCACAAATGGGATCGGCTGATTAAGCGCCACGCTCTCTACCGCGTCCCTGGTTAAATATTCTGACATGCCGCACCTCCCTTATGCTCCGCAGCCGCAGCCACAGCCTGCTGCATTACCGCCACAAGTAAAGATCGGAGTACGGCCATAAACCGGAGTTGTAGGAACCGGGCAGGAATTAAGCCTGTTATAAAGCGCATCAACTTCATTCGAGAAGCCCTGAGTGATAAGTGCGTTCTGATTTGCCTGAGACTCCCGCATAGCAGACATATTGAGCTGATTCTGCAAGCCCACATTCTCCCTCTGAGCCTGCGCGAGCTGATTCTTAACGCCATCCAGCTCCAGAGCGCAAAGCTTATCAAGGATTGCCTGTGTGCCGCGTGTCTGAGCATCAATGATATCACGAGTATTGTTCGCATCTGCAAAGCGAGTGGCATTTCCTTCATTCTGAATGATGTTCTGTGTCTGGCAGTTGCCAAGCCTGTTTTCACAGCAACAATCTGCGAACTGAGCGCCAAGCTGATTGAATCCCTGCAACATAGCTGTCTGCGCGCCAAACGCCTGATTCATATTAGCCATCTGTCTGCCGTTTGCGGCAATCTCTGCCTGAGCAAAGCCGTTGGCTACACCTGCGTTCACTCCTGCAAAGCCGTTGCAAAGCTGTGTGGAAATATCGCTGATGCCGTCTCTGATGGAAGTAATGTTGTTGTTCAGCATCTGATCGCGGAAGCCGCCATTAATCTGGTTGGACTGATTCATCCAAGGATAGATATCATTTCCACCATAGCCGCCACCGAATCCGTTTCCCCAGCCGCCAAACATGCCGAAAATAAGGAAAAGGATTATCCAGGAAGACCAGTCTCCACCGAATCCGAATCCGCCGCCGTTACCCATCATAGGCTGCACCGGCATTACGACGCTGTTTTCTTCTAAAGCCATATTGACTCCTTCCTACCACAAACTTTTGTGGTGAGCGGTCACCCTCTAAGCGAGTGATCGGTTAATATTCTTAAAGCGCGCGCTGCTTTAATTCTTAAACATTTGCTGGAACTGCGGCCCAAGCTGCCTGGCCATACTCTGAGCCTGGTTATACTGCTGCTGAGTTATCTTCCCGCTGTTCATGAGATACTGAATCATTCCGTTAGGGTCCCGCGCATACTGCTGCGGAATTCCCATTCTGCTGATGGCCTGCTGCGGGTTTGACATAAACTGCTGAAACTGAAGGAACATGTTATTCATCCAGATATTCCTCCTTAATGCTGTTCTTTAATGCTTCCAGCTCTTTTTTCAGAGACTCTACTTCAGACTGCAGAGCATACTGCTCATGCGTGTTTTGATGTGTTTCCTGGATATCTTCCTCTTTTACCAGTCTGTACTTCTCAAACACCGGCCTGTCCAGCTGGGAGAAGCCTTGTGTTTTTGTATATACATAAGGAGAAGTTTCATCCTTAAAAGTCACGCTGTTTCCAGGCGCCACCGGATAGTTTCTGGCCTCTTCAATGCCTCTCACTGATACAAGGCCTCCATTCTGGATCTGCTGCTGATATGGATATTGATACGGATTATAATTGTACGGCATCTCTCAACCTCCAGTAATATATAGGTGTTTCGTCTCCACTATCCCACGCGTCGTAATAGCATCCGTCTTCAGCTACAACGACATGTGATCCGGTAGCTAATATGTACTTGCCTTCCGGGTGATCCTGGCAGAATTCCCTGACTGTATAGCAATCCGGGCATGTATCAGGAATGACATATCGCTTATATCCATGCCGGCGAAGGTATTCTCCCCACACTGCATTGGAAGACATGATATCTTTCATGAGATACCCCTGCAGCGCGATGCTGGCATAGGCAGCATCCCAGGATATGCTCATCGCTTTGGCAATGGCCCTAATAACGCAGTCACCAACGCGTTTACCACTTGGATTCGGATTGTATTCGCAGTACATACAGCCTCCTTATCATTATGATAAATAGTATCGTCTGGTCTCACCACGAACAGGATCCGCAACTTTTACGAAGTTTATTCGCAATAAAAAAAGCAGCCTCTCGGCTGCTCATGGGATTATATCATCCAGATGCGGCGTTAATATCTTTTCCGCCTCATATATGATGTTTTGTACTTGTCTTACTGATAATTGGTGTTCCCATGCCAGGTCCTCATGTGTCACACCGTCGAACCACCATTTCTTTATAATCTCCCGGTTCCGCCTGTTGAAGATCCAGTCATTAATAAACGGTTCAATCTGTGATCTCGACAGGTTGTATCTCTTCCTCAAGCTGCATTTCTTCACTTATCGCCTGTCTTTCCGCTGCGTATCTCGCTTCTTTACGGTCATTGTATGTAAGCCAGGCAAGATTATTGGCGAACAGAAATGCTAATGATATTGCGAGTGACAGTACAAGCGCAATCAGCAGCCTGGTCCGGTTCCGTTCCTCTCTCGCCATGGCTCCTTCATGGACGAAGTAAGGTATAGTTGCAATTTCTTCCTGCGGGTTATCCAAATGATGATCATCCATAGCATTTTCCTCCTGCGCATATTATACTACTTTCTTAAATAATCCAAAGATACCCACCCCTTATACCCGGCAAGCTTTCCAAAGCCCGCCTGCTCTTTTTCAATCGCTATTACTATTCCCTGCGGGAGCTGAAAGATCCTTCCGCCAACTTTGCACTGTGGATAAGACTGCCCAGGGCCTTCCCGTACGTTCAATGCTGATGCAGTAACAATGGCAGCATAGGATACATCTTTTGCCGGCGCCGCGCTGGATCCGGAGTCCCACTCATATAAATGGTATTTCTCTATTGTATTGATAAGAGTATTGGCATAGGTGGGAGACGTCGCATATCCATCCGCCTGCAGCTTATGGCAAACCGATTTATAATCTTTGTCTCCGATCAGATTTTTGTATCTCTTATTCTTCAGGAGGAAGTCATTGTGATCCCAGATAGACTCTCTCCACGATGGATATTTGCGAAATGCAGCTTTTACCGTTTCATAAGAGCTTCCGGTCCATTCCTGCGTATTGAAATAGCACGACTGCCCATTATAGGATCCTTTAATTCCGAAAAGATTGTTATTCGGAGCCTTGGCCAGCGCGCTATTGCCATAGGCGCTTTCAACGATTGCCTGCGCTGCCGTTACCGATGCCAGGATATTTGCTCTCTTCGCATCCTGGATAACCATATCATATATTATAAGTAGAAATTGCTCTGTAGTCATGTTGACCCCATCTTCATTCCTTTGACTGCAGCCTCGATGAGCTGATCTATCTGCCATTCGGTCATATCAATTCCCGACTCATTCAGTACGGCCTGCAGGAATTCCATTGCTTCAGCTTTCTTGGTCTCTCCCGGTTCCTCTCCCATCGTCTGTTGGATAGCAAGGACCGTGATCTTGGCCCACTTGTAAGCATCTGCCAGATTCTTGCTAGACACATTCTGGATAATCAACTCTTTCAATTTCGGAATTATCCACACTGACATGATTGCCATGATCAGCGTTACTGCCATTTCAATGATCTTAAATGTACTTTCATCCATTTCCTTCGTCCTCCCCTTCGTCTAGGTAAATATGTTTGATATCATCCTCATGCCGGATGTTGGCAACCTTAAGAATCACACAGCCGAGCAGCTCCCCTCCAAATGTTGAGTGCACACAGGTTGACAGTGTGGACCGCTCAAAGCCGGTTTTCACAGTTAAATACTGTTCGATGATCGTATAGACCACCAGGAATATAAGAGAAAAGATTATGTATTTATCCAACTTGTTCAGTCGCTTTTTCCTTCTCACTTGTTCACTCCTATCTGGGCCCACGCGCTGGATAACGACTCCTCCAGGCGTACAATCCTGTCATGGTCCTGCTTCTGATCATCCTTT